AATACTACTAAAAAAATAAAGATAATTATAAAAAGCATAACATATGTAAATATTGTTAATGAATTTAGATATGGGATAGTAAAGGCTAGTTTTAAGAGGTCTCAGGCGAATTTATATACTCAATAATCTCATTAAAAAGAAACTTCGAATGATTCAATATTGGCAATAAATCCTTCTTCAGGAAAGATTTTTTGGTCCTCATTTTCGCCGTAATATCGCGCAATTTATTTATCATTGTGCCAATAATGCGCAATTTTTCTTTATGTGCATCATCGAGGTCAGCATTCTCCTGGTTTGTAGGCGCTAAATCGATATGTTTTTGATAAATAACCATTTTTTCATATAATCTCGCAATCAGATTGTTTATTTTCAATTGTTGGGTATCACCTAATTTTAAACGATTTACACATTTCAAATATTGAGTGAGCCTGGATAATAGACTATGATAATATACAATATCTTTGTATTCTTTTTCGGGATCATGAGGCTCGAAATCACACAAAATTTCGTCATCATCTGTAGGAACCTTTTTATCCTCCATTTCTAATAATTCTTTGGGAAAATCCAGGAATGCAGGTGTAGCTGACTCTTCTACTTGGAGGTCAGATTGGACAGCTATTTTTTCAATTTGGGCTCCAATTTTCTCAATTGTTTCCTCGATTAATGCGGAAGCTGGCTCATTTGTAGGCTCAGGCTTTTTCTTTGTAATAGTTTTCTTCATTTTATATTTTGGATTCTTCAATTTTTAGGGAATAAAAAATCATTTTTTTCTATATTACTTATAATGAATAATATGAATGTTAAAACTCCACTTTTACCACAAAATTCAGCAAAAAATACTAGTTTGGGATTATGGATATTTCTTGGTGTAACTTTATTTATGGCTACTCTTGGATTAGTCGCATTTGGAATGCAAATGTCCCATAATGGAAATTTAACACGAATAAATAATCAAATGGAACAACAACAAAAACAAAATAATGAACTTAACCAGAAAGCACAATCGTCTAATCAAATTGCATCAACAAATATGAAGCGTGGTGATCAAGGACCCCCTGGAGTACAAGGACCCACTGGACCCACTGGAGGTGTTCATGCTGGTGCAGGTCCATTACTTTGTGTTGGTCAAAAAAAGGTTGCTACTCCAACTGTTGGAAATAGTCCATATTCTATTATTTATTTAGATGATCGAAAATATACACCGATTCAATATTGGACAATGCAGAATAATTCAGATGGATCTGTATCAATTGTTAATAAATTCACTGGAAACTGCATGACTACAGATAATTTGGGATCTATATACAGCGATAATTGTGGGACTCCAATCCCAATTACACAAAAATTTAATTGGGGTCCAAATATGCAGTTATCATCAGCTTCTAAACAAAATTATTGTATATCAGTCGATAATTTTTCAAGAAATACAAGTAATTCTAATAATAGCTATGATTTAGATAATTTGTCTGAGAAGAAAAATACAAATAATGGGACAGTTTCTCAATTAAAATTAAATCCTTGTTCAGCATCCCAGAATTTAGATCAAACATGGTGGATTGGGACCTAATAGACCTAATAGACCTAATAGACCTAATAGACCTAATCTTCAACAGAATCAATATATATAAGCTTGTTGTCTTTCATAGATATCAGCTCTACTTTTTTCCGAGTTGGTTTATCTAAAAATGTTTTTACAATTTCATAACTTGTTATGAAAAATTTGGGAGGATCAATTAGAGTTGCCTTCCTTAGTTTTTCTGGGAAAAGAGATTTAAGTATTTCTGCTAAATATTTCACAAATTTATAATTTAAATTGCCTACTTTGAAGTTCTCCATATATACAATAACATCAAATTTATCTGCCCCGTTCTTCTGGGATTTCAATAATGTTTTAGTTGCTATACTTGCAATAAATGTAGTTATTTTTACAATATCATCGTCTGTTTGTGGTTGTTTCCAATTATTTGCATCGATGATAAAAGTTGCAACTTCATTGTTGTCTTCTCTCATATAAATTATCTGTGATATTTGTGAAATATATGACATCTATGATTTCATATATAAAAAGAATTTTATTTTTTTACGGAGAAAAATTTTTACATTAAACAATTTTTTCTTCAAAAAATTTTTACATTAAACAATTTTTTCTTCAAAAAATTTTTACATTAAACAATTTTTTCTTCAAAAAATTTTTACATTAAACAATTTTTTCTTCAAAAAATTTTTACATTAAACAATTTTTTAACAATGAAAAATTAGTGTTTAATAATTCATCTTCGTGCAATGCAATATTAAATGATTCTTTTTTTATAACTTGTGCAACTTGTTTTATTGATTTGTAATCATGATTATAAAATTCTTGACTATTATAATCATTTTTTTTGCGATAATGTTGCTGATGTGGCTGCTGATGTGGCTGCTGATGTGGCTGCTGATGTGGCTGCTGATGTGGCTGCTGATGTGGCTGCTGATGTGGCTGCTGATATGGCTGCTGATATGGCTGCTGATGCGGCTGCTGATATGGCTGCTGATATGGCTGCTGATGCGGCTGCTGATATGGCTGCTGATATGGCTGCTGCTGCGGCTGCTGATATGGCTGCTGATATGGCTGCTGATGCGGCTGCTGATATGGCTGCTGATATGGCTGCTGATGCGGCTGCTGATATGGCTGCTGATATGGCTGCTGATGCGGCTGCTGATATGGCTGCTGATATGGCTGCTGCTGCGGCTGCTGATATGGCTGCTGCTGTTTATAATTTTTTTCACCGGAACGAATCCAATTTCTATCCATTTCTTATATACTCTATAATATCGTTTTTTTTAAGTTTAGAAAAATAAATATATTAGAGAGTAAATAAGAAAAAAAAGAATTTTTAAAGATTTTATCTTATATTTGCTTTGTAAATTTAAGAATGGTCGGTATAATTCAGCTTAAATAATATATTATTATATTAAATATGTTTTGTCCAAAATGTAATAAATTTTATTATAAAAAATCATATTTTGATAAACATATTAATATGAATAATTGCATTAAAAAAATAATATCGATTGATAATAAAAATTCTCGAATAACAACTGAATTATTATTAGCCCAAATTAATGCAATGCATGATCGTATTACTAATCTTGAAGAAGCGATTTTTAATGAGCATAATTCAGAACTATTAGAACAATCAGAACTATTAGAACAATCAGAACTATTAGAAAAAAAAATGGCGATTATTGTTTATAAAAATATTAATCCAAATCGAGCAATTAAAAATGAGAAGATCCAGATGGAAAATGATATTACAAGTCGTTATTTATCTTATAAAGAAGTTGAATCAGATTGTGAATTACTCGGAAAATATTATTTTGATGATATTTCCAAAGATGATTATCCTCTAAAAAGAGATAAGAAAAATGACTGCTATTTCTGGAATGGAGATGAGTGGATCGAGGATAATGGGACAAATTTGAAATCTATTTTATGCAATAATTTACGCAAATTATATACGAAAATTAATGTGATTTCAGATAAAAATTCAAATACTAATTATCTAGAAAATCAAGAACATATTAATCAGATTAATACTAAAAAATATCAAATGAAATTATATATGCTTTTTCTTGAAAAATATTGTGGAAGAACAGTTTAAAAATATTAATATTTTATAAGGTAGAATGGAAATTACAATCTCAGAAACTTGTAAAGATTATTTTTATGAGAAATTACTAAAAAATTTTTTCGACAGATTTATTAAAATTAACCCAGAATCCACAAAAACAAAATATTACTCGCCAATTCTTATAACCTGTCAAAATTCTTATTTGTCCAATTTATTTATTGAAAAAATACTAAATTATATTTTTCCTAATGAAAAATTAATTACATCTAATTATGAACATAAATTGTTAAATAATAAAAATATTGCATTCAATGTAAAAATGTCAAAAAATCATATTGAAGTAAATCCATCCGAATATGGAATTAATGACCGCAATATTGTTGGAGAATATATTGAAGAAATTAGTAATGCTCCAAATATTATTACTGGGAATAAAAAAAATATAATTGTATGGAATATTGATAAATTAGGAGTCATTGCTTTTGATTCTTTGCATTATGTTATTAAAAAGAATGAAGATCATGCAAATTTTATTTGCATTTCGTCGAATTCTAATAAAATAGATAAATCAATTTTATCTACATTGAATGAGATTAATATTTCAAATCCAGATAAACAATTTTATTCCCAATTTTTTGAAACATTTTATCCCAATATTGATAGAGTAAATATTTTGAATGAGCTTAAATTAGGACTAAATGATTATAATTTCAATTCATTTCTGAAATATGTTGGGGTTATGTCCAATTTTAAAAAAGAATTAGTATATAAAAATCCTCTTAAAGATTTTATCAGAAATATTTATGAAAAAATTATTCTGAAAAATAAAATAAGTGATGCATTTATTGAAGAATTACGCACTATCCTATATGATTTATATGTCTATCATTTTACATATGATGAAGTTGTTTATGTCTTCATTGATTTAATAGCAAATGATGTAACAATCTCCGATGAAAAGAAGCGGCTTATTCTGAAAAAGGCGTGTTTATATGGAAATACGAGTAATAAAGGAAATAAACAGGTAATTCATTTGGAAGCATTTATTTATAATTTTATGAATATATATCATTCGGCGGCAAAAGCTTAAAAATTATTTGTTATTTTAATTTAATGAATAAAAATAACTTATATGATATTTTAGGCGTTAGTAGTAAATCATCCGATGAAGAAATTAAAAAAGCATATCATAAACTGGCAATTCAATATCACCCTGATAAAAATAAAGAGCCTGGAGCAGAAGAAAAATTTAAGAAAATTGCAGGGGCATATGCAATTCTTTCGGACCCAGTAAAACGAAGAAATCATGAAATGGGTATTCCAGATGGAATGAGTAATATTGACCCATTCTCCATATTTAATCAATTCTTTCAAAATACAGATATGGACGCATTTATCAATGGCTTTTTCTCTTCTCAAGGGAATAATCCATTTATGGGCTCATTTGATGATATATTAGGGGGGGCAGATATTAAATTTTCTATACATAGCTTCACAGCTATGCCCAATATGGATAATATAGATCAACTACCAGATATGTCAAAAAATATAAATTTTTTTGATATTCTTAATCAAACTAAATCAAAATTATCGGATGTTTTAAAAAATCACCGGGTAGATTCCAGAATGGAGCCCCGAATGGAGCCCCGAATGGAGCCCCGAATGGAGCCCCGATTGGAAACAAAAATAATAAAATCCTATACAAAATATGAAAATATAGAGAAGAAAATTATGGTTACAATTGATGATATTTTGAGTGAGAAAGCTAAAAAAATTAAAATCACTCGATATAATAAATCCAAAGAAGTTAAATCATTTGAGCAATCTGATGAAAAAATTACTTTTCATTTGGAGCCAGATTTAGAAAAACTAGTATATATATTTCCAAACAAGGGGCATACTCATTATAAATATAAGGAGTCCGGAGATATTATTGTACGCATACAACTCTATAATCAAATAATTAAATATAATCCATATCAAAAAAATTTATTCATTCCAATCTCTATAAAAAAAACAGAAGGATTGGAGTATATCCGAATCAATAATTGGCTTTTTCATATTAAAAATGATTATGGCATATATCTCTACTTATCTGGTTCATCTCCTGCACCATCAATGAATATTTATTTATTTTTTATTAATTCAAAGAATGTTTATAAAGGTTGGAAAGCAGTGGAGAAAGAAGATTTCGCTAATGCATTGGAATTTGAAAATATAGAATTGGATATCGATAAAATATTATCTATTATTTAAATATGTTAGATTTATATAAAAATTATTGGCAGAATATAAAAATAAGTTCACAAGAAATAATCACGAATGAACAAGAAAAAAAACACATATTTCAAAATTATGTATCATCTCCATTTTTATCGTCAGCATTAGCAAAAAAACTTGAGAAAATTATTAAAACTTCACAAATCAGAGATTATGTTGTTTCACTCTTGATTGAGAATCAAGGGGATGTTCATTTTCATTTTATTTCCAATTTATCAAAACAGAAAATCCAGAAACTTATTCGATATTATTTTTTCGTTATTTATCTGCGAATACAAATGCCCTCCAATCCGCCTATGAAATTTAATACTAATCTAGCTATTTATATTTTCCCAATCGCTGAGTCTAAAAAATTCGTAAAAAATATTGGAATCCATGAAATGAATAGTGGATCTACTCATATTCACTCAGACTACTACGATGGAAATATTTACCTTTGGCGCAAAGATGATATTGAGAAAGTTCTTATTCATGAAGCACTCCATAGTGTTCATTATGATATTGATATTATTAATCAATCAGTAATTCCCGAATTAAGAGCATTGGAGAAAGATGGGTTCAATAAATTAAATATCAATGAGGCATATACAGAATTATGTGCAATTTATTTGTATAATATATTGAAATTATCGCAAACTGCTCCCAATCGTTTGAACAAAAAACTTCTGCGAAACCATTTATTGAAAGATTTGGAACATTCCCTGCAGAATTGTGCAAAATTGCTAAAAGCCAATAATATTCATTCTATAACGGACCTTTATTTGCAAAATTATAAACAAGATGCTGCTGCATTTAGTTATATTATTTTGCGCACAGGATTATTATGGAGTCTTTTGACAAAATGTAAGAGTAAAATGAAGAAATATACTGGGCAATCTTTAATTTCACAAAGCCATAATAAATTCGCAAAGCGAATTTATACTGATAGATTGGAATGTTTAGATGATTTCTTGAATATTGGATGGATTGGAAAAATTGGAGTTTATTATCAATATATTCTTTTAGATATTATAAAAAATAAGGCATTTGCCAGAGAAATAATGAAATATATAGATCATTTGAAGAATAGTGTTATTCGAAGAAAAAAGATGATATTAGCGATATGATTGACAATATGATTGGCATAATTATCACGAAAAATAGATTTTCGGTATTTTGTAATATTATTATTACAAAATGGGAATAAAAAATTTAAATTCAGTTATAAAAGAATCCACGAAAATGATTACATTCGATAAATTAAAATATACAAAAATTGGAATTGATTTTTCATTATTTCTATATCGTTTTATTTATAATAATAATAATCCGATTGAATGTTTCTTGCGCCAAATTCATCTTTTCTTTCGCCATAATATTTTACCAGTCTATGTTATTGATGGTGATGCTCCCCTAGAAAAGCGGACTACTCTAGAGAAAAGAGCGCAAAAACGTCAAAAAATGTATGATGATATTTCTCGATTATTGGATAGACAATCTGATAATAATAGTCCAACAACGAGCTCAAGGATTAATTCCGAAATCACGAAATTAGAGAAACGATGTGTTATTTTCTCTCAGAAACAAATTCAAGATCTCTTCTATTTTTTCGATATTCTGGGTATCCCCGTCATCCGCGAAAATGAAGAAGCCGATTTTATACTCGCGAAACTAAGTGCTGTAAATAAGATCGACTATATTTTATCCGACGATTCCGATGTTTTAGCATTTGGAGCAAAAAAGGTTCTAAAAAATTTTAGTATAACTGATGAAAAATGTCAGCTTTATATATTAGATGACATATTAGAGAATATTGGTGTACCATTTTATAAATTCATCGATATTTGTATTCTATGTGGATGCGATTATATGACGAAAATAAGGAATATGAATTGCTCCAAATCATTCCAACTCATTACTCAATATGGGTCGATTGAGGAAGTTGCCAAAAATACGGAATATAGCATTAATCTGGAGCAAATCGAGAAAGCCCGGGAACTTTTTGGAAAAGAACTTCCAGAAGAAACAATGGCGCGCATTTCTGCGTCTATTGTAAAAAAGAATTGTCGATTGGAGGAATTGGGTATTTTTCTTAGGGCGAATATTGAGAAGAAATTTCTTATTCCAATATTTATGCATAGTGTAATTCATCCCAATTTCTGAACAGCTCTCTGATAATTTTTTTAAACGAACAAATGCTTAATGTACTTCTGCAGATTAAAATACCGATAGCCCCCATTCTTCTTGTCTAGTGTCTCCAATGGTGCCAATATCTTCTTCAATTTATCGTCTGGGATGAAAAATTGCTTATTTGTTATATTTTGTAAACCCTTTGTTTTAACATATCTGTTGATAATCTTTGTCGTTGATGGACGATTAATCATATGCTCATCATCTAATTTTTCAAATTTTGATTCTTCCTTAGCATCCTCTTCTAGTATAATATCATTCGTAATCGATATTATTTCCGGATTCTTCAAAAAATCAATCAATTCTCGTTTTATTTTTGATTTCTTTGCAAATCCAGATGGTTCCCTCTCTTTTTTATCTTCTACCTTCTTTAATGTTCCTCTCGATTTCTGATTTTTTCGCAGCTGTCGAATAAATTTAATCGATTCTCGCTCATAGTTCCTAAAATTTGTCTCAATATTCTTTATTGATACTCTCAAATTATATAGAGATATTAAAATTGTCTGGGATTGAACTGTCAATTCACTCATTTTTAATAATTCGCTATTATCCTCCACTATGTTTACCGTATTATCGTCGTCTATTTGTTCTGTCATTTTGATATATGCATTTATGGTATAATTTTTTTAAATTCAAAACGTATATTTTTTCTTATAATATATTATCTTATAAAAAATATGAAACAACCCGACACACTTTTAGCGAAATATGCATTCCTTGGTTTAATTATATTCCTTACTGTTTTTATTTTTTCAATAATGATGTGGGTTTTACAATTATCTGGACAATGTTCTAAATCTGATCAACAAGAGAAAAAAAAGAAGAAAGGCAATACTATTATTCATTTACTTTTGTTTATTCTTATATGTAGTATGGCTGCACAAGCAGTAAATCAATCGTATACTGTTGTTATTCCAAAAGCAGCCGCAAAAGCAGCTGTAAAAGCTCTCAAGAATGTCTAATATAATAATCCATTTCGTCGTGTTTAATATCTGGCAAATAAAAATCATCACCATCTTCTTTCTTTTCCTCAATTGCTTTGTACAATTCATAATATTGGCTCCTTTTTACCCTTTTTCCGTCACAATGCAACCATTTTTTCTCATCCATTCTTACACTTTTTGCAACAGTCCGGATTTCCCCCGGAAAAAATAAATTCTCCCCAGCCACCCTCATCTTCCCCCTAACATCCAATTCCATATTAACCTCCATAGTCTGTCCACTGCCCTCTTCTCCAAAACGAACTGCCCCCATGAATTCTACAATTCCATCCCTTTTTCTAGGTATCATATAATTTTGATTTAATCCAATCTGTAATGTTTCCCCCAAATGAACCAATTTTGGAGCAATGAACATCGCATCCGTCTCTATTTTAAGAAATGGTAATTTCAATTTATCATTTGTTATTGTTTTATCTTTTATTTTATTTGTTGTAACACTGCTCTCCCCCAATTTTGTCTCTATTACTGCCCCATCCATTATCTTATTTGTTTTTATAGAAGAATTCCCAATATGTTTTTCATCAATACTGCCTATTGCCAAATGATTTCCCTGAATCGCTCCTCTTTTGATATGTTCACCATTAATAGACTGATGTTGAATATGGCGCTCAATGATAATACCGCCACCCAATTTTGCTCCATCAATAGAATTTTCTTCTAAATGGCTACCTTTGATTTGTCCATCAGAAATATGCCAGTCCATAATGCAACCGCGTGTAATATGTCTTTGAAATATACTGTGTTCCTTTATATTTCCACTCCCAATAGATTCCTCTTTGATTAAGAGACCATCTATGCTTCCAACTGCTAGATGCGCCCCTGTTATTTCTCTTTCTCGGATATGGGCGCCTCTGATTTGCCCTAATTGAATATGAGCTTCCTGAATAATATTGGGCGTTAAATGGTGTTCCTGGATTTGCCCATTGGCGATGTGATTGGACAAAATAATTTCTTCATTGAGATGAGATGTTAGAATAATTTTATCCAATAGATGCCGCTTTTCGACTGTTCCCTCCATAAGGTTTTCTCCACTAATACAATTCTTTGATAAATGCTTCTGTAAAATAATTGCTGCTTTAAGATGAGTCATATGGATGCATTCACTTGATAATTCATGATCCGTAATTATTCCAGCGCCCATATGAATAGTTTTTATGGACCCATCTTTTAAATGTTTTGCATGAATTGTTTTTTCCTCAATATTGGAGCCGTTAATGATGCCCTTTCCTAAATGCCGGTTTTCAATGACTTCATTTCCAATATGAGCGGGGCGAATACAGCCATTGGAGATATGATTTTGACTAATAACACTATTTCCCAGGTATTTTGCTGTGATTGCACCATCTTGGATGTCTAATTGAGGGCTCGATTGGAAGAGAGGCGAAACATCTAATTCAACTTTTTTACCCTTCCTACGGATACAACCATCATATTCCAAATTTTCTATTCCGTTTATTTGTAAATATCCAATCTCATCTTTTTTATCAAATACGAAATATTCACTATTTCCATAGCGCCCCTCTTGTACGCATAATTTTGCAGGAGTTTGTATTTCTTGTAAGTATTTCAGGCAAAGAATATTATTATCTTGTATTTCCATAATTTCAGATAAAGTCGCCCCTGTTTTCAGTATAATACCAATAATTGCACCCGTGAATTTACTGATATCGCCGATATCTCTGTTAAGTTTTATAGAGTTTTGGTTTTCTATAAATTCAGCATCTTCCTCAAATAATAAAAATTTGACAAACATATAGTTTTGGAGACCCTGGCTAATTGTATCAACATACCTCTTCGTTGCTACTTCATCACTATTCTGGGGATCCATTACATTACGAATCGTAGATTTCCCATTCATAATTATATCACCATCAAGGCTCAATTCTCGAATATGTAAGTTATCCCTTCTAACTAATTCCATATTTCCCTCCAATAGACGCCCCAAATTATAGCATTCTTTATCCCAATCAAACCAAATATGCGTTTTATTTTTTTCGCCCCCCTGTAAAAAAGTTAGAGGGCAATTGAGTAGTCCTATTTTCTGGATATTTTCTAAATTAATCTCTTGAACATCTTGAATATCTATTTTTTCTTCTGGAATTTCTTCGCTTCCTCCAAAATTCACCCATTTCTCACCATCAAAGCCCTCAAATTTATTCTCCCAAAAACGTACCATTCCAGACTTCTTCTTCGTTTGATTTTCCGATAATATAATCCCATTATTGCAACTCAGTATATCTCCAATATACATTTTTTTATCAACAACTGCATCTCCTCCAACTTCCAATGTTTTCTTCGGATTAATTTTATTAATGCCAATCCTCTTTCCCTCAGTTGTTATAACACCGTCGCCCTCCATCCAGAGATTTTCTCGTGTAAAACTCCGCCATTGTGCGCCATTGTAGCCCATAAATTCACCATTGCGATAGACTATTTGCCCCTCTTTTTCTCCAAAATGGTTGCCTACTACGATGGACCCTAAAAAAAAGGACTGCTTTTTAAATATACTGCCTCCCTCAACAATCAATGCCGCCAAATTCTGGTTACGAACCTCTAAATTATTTTCAATGTGAAGTTTCGCATAGCGCTTCGATTCTAAAAAACTATTATGATACATTGTGATAAAATATATCATAAATTTTAAGCTGAGTTATATAATTTTTAAGGCATTTATTTTCAAGGCATTTTCACTTTATATTATTCAAAAATGACTTAAAGGAAATGCCTTTATATAATATATAATTACACAAATGACATCTTTGCACGATAAAATAGATATATTTTATAGAAAAAGAAATGAAATATTTAAAAAACCACTTGAAAAAATTATTAATATAATGTTAGATAAGTGTAAATATATTAATGGAGAAAGTTTAGAACGACATAATTGGGGAAATAATCCAATAAAATTATTAAATATTCCAAATATTAGTTTAGCATCATTTGAAGAAGATTTATTAAATGCACTTAATTTGGAAGAGAATGAAAAATCAATCGTAGAATTATTATGGGGAGATATACAACTTGGAAAAAGAGTTCAAGCTTGTATAATTATGTGGATCTCAGTTCATATACTAAAAAGACCAGTTTTATATATTTTTAGAAATTTAACAATAGATCAAAAACAATTACAAGATGATATACTTGGAACTGAAAAATACAATTTTAATATTCAATTTATAAAATCTTTATTTGAAGAATTTAATAATGATCTTCAAGAATTCTTTAATGAGGAAAAGAATATTGAATATTGGAAAGATTATAAACTTCCAGAACTAAAAGATATAAATAGTGATAATATTATTAATAAATTATGTAATAAAGACGCAATAAATTCAAATGATATATTTTGTTGTTTAATGAATCATACACAATTAGAAAAAATAAATGCAAAATTTAGTGAATATATTTATTATAATGATGAACTTGTGAATATAACTATATTAGTTGATGAAAGTGATTTAATGAGTCCAACTTCTTCAAATGATCAAATGAATAAAAATGATCTAAAAGATTCTACTGCTTGTGAAATATTACTTGCAAAAATATATAAAAAAGTAAAATATGCGTTACATATTACTGGTACTGCACATTCTTTGTTGTATAATATAACTACTAGATTAAGTGACAATACAAATATACAAATTAAAGTATCAAAAGTTCATAAAATGAAAAGATCAAATGATTATTTTGGATTATTTAATGATTCTATAAATTATAATACAACTCTTGTAGAATCTTGGTGGGATTATCAAGATATTGAAAATAATAACAAAAAACCTTGTTATGATATTGCCAAAGATTATAATATCAATATAAAGAAAATAATAGAAGAAATACTTAAAAGACCAACAATTAAATATAATTCATTATTAATAAGTGAAGAAAAAATAAGAGAGAATCAATTTTTTTTAGTAGATAAAATAATTAATGATTTTTCAGATTTATTTATTGTGATATATCATGGAAAATGTTTAAGATTATATTTATCAAAAAAATATGAAAAGGAACTTAAACGTTTATCTCAATGGGATTCAGAAGAATCATCAACAAGCCAAAGATTATGGCAATTAGGAGGAGTATATGGATCATCTATAGATGCTGAAAAATTTGAAAAACTACCGAATAATTATTGTTATTTCAGTATAAATACAAAAATATTAAATATAAAATTTGTATATAAATTATTAAGAATTTTATTTGAAAAGAGTGGTACAAGTATTTTATATAAAACAATTATAACAATCACCGGAAAATATGGAGAAAGAGGATATTCTTTTACAAGTGATGATTATGATATTTATTCACTGCATTTAACAGATCAGTATTTTGTATCTCATGCTTCATTAAACTGCACCGATATTTCACAGCGATTAAGATTACAGGGAAAATATAATGACTTAGAGCTTAAAAATGGGCTAATGAAACTTACTTTATGGACTACACCTAAATTATATGATATAATACAAAATTTTTATGTGAGATTTATAAAAGAGATAGAAAAATTTATAATGAAATGTGAAAATTGGGAAGAAATTAAAGATTTGCTAGAGAATAAAATTTTTGATAATGGCGAATTAAAGTTTGGAAAATATATGAAATATATTGATGCATCAAAAAAACAGAAAAATATAAAGAAAATCAAACGGTTTGATAAAGAAATGGATGGTTATTCATTAATAAGTATTGATGATATGAATGATGATGATTTGATAGAATGGTGTAAAGAAAAAAAATTACCCAATTATGTTTGTATTAATGAAATAAAAGAAATTGATTGTAATGAATTTATTGATAAATATGGTATATATAAACCATTAATACCTATTAAAGAATATAAACAAAACATTAATATTTCTAATAAACAATCAACATTATATTATCTAAAACAAAAATTTCCAAATTGCAATAAATATTCAATTTATATACCTACTACAGATAATATGAATAGAAAAATTGGTATAAATACATATATTTTAAATAAGAAAGAATATAATTATAGTAGAAGTAAACCAAATGAATGTATTATCATAAATTATATAGATGAAAATTATTATCATATAGTTGGATCAACTGATATTAAAGATTTTCCCAAACAAACAAATGACTATCTAAAAAAAAATCCATATGTTGTTAATGGTGATAAAGTTAAATATACAGTTATTAAAGATGAATATAATGGTGATACTGAATTACCTTTTCAATATTATTGGAAAACTCCAGATGAATGGTTATATTTATATGACAGAAATAAACCTGAAATTTTTTCATTGGAAATTATACATCCTTCTTTAAATATTGTAAAAGAAACTTTAATTAATAATGATATATTGTTATTTGCAAACTCATGTTGTAAAAAAACTGACAAGCAAAATTTAAGATTTGGTATAAAAGATATATACGAAAAATATGAATTATGGTGCAAACTAAATGGGAAAACAATTTTGAAAAAACTAAAAAAATTTAAAGAAGAGTTTGAAAAATTAGATTACAAAGAAGAAATTAGTAAAGGTATTGGTATAAATAAGAATTCAGGTAAAAGAGGCTATAATATCGATTTAAAAACAAATTTATAAAAGACTATAAAAAATATGAAAGACTATATAATTAATTCATTTATTTTACAAGATAAAAATACACTTGAAGATATATATAATTATATAAAATTTCGGTATAATAATGAGATTGAAATAAATGAAATAAAACAAAAACTAATAAAATTAATTAAAAATAATATAATATTTATTCATAATAAAAATTATGAATTATCAGAAGAAGGAAAAGTAATATTAAATGATCATAAATATTATTATTCAATAATTATTTATAATTTTTATAAAAAATATAGTAAAAATTATAAAAAATATAAATTGAGAGAAATTAGAAAAGAACAACAAAAATTAAGAGAGTATTTAATTTCGAATAAGCAACAAATTTGCATAATTTGTGATAAAAGATTACCACTGTGTTTACTGGAAACTGCACATTTGAAGCCAAGATTTATATTAAATAAAAATGAGATTAATGATATAAATATTGTTGAATTTATGTGTAGATATTGTCACAATTTATATGATAATGGTTTTTTATCTATTTATAATGGAATATTACAAATTTCAGAATTTATAAATAAATATGATTTACAATATGATGGAAATAAAAAGATTATTTATTATAATTTAGAAAACGAAAAATATTTTATTTTTCATTATAAATATATATTCAATAATTCTAAATTTTAATATAACCATTTATAATCTATTTTTCCCAATGTTTTTATCTTATCTTTTTTTATAGTGGACTCCGATTTGGACAGAAATTTTGCATCCAAAATCTCTCTATCACTAGTATTTCAAATGAGTTTATCTAAAAGTAAATCCATTTATCTTATTAAATATGGAATGGACTGATTTATTACTTATATTTTCAAATTTATTTATGCTATTGGCAATCTATGCTTCAATAAAAGAACAATATTTTATTGAAGGATGGGTATTATTCCAATCAATGGTAGTTTCAATGACATATCATGCACTATCGAGTTATAAAGATAGTCAACCCAAATTATATTCAACATTCCAATTTATTGATTTTTATTGTGCAATAATGGTTATGATTACATTATCAATATTTACAGCAAAAGTCCCAGAAAAATATAAAGGAATTCCCCTAAATATTCTTGGAACATTCAGCCTGTTCATGATTTTTTATGATGATTTTGGAATACGAGTTGAACTTATTATAGCAGGTATTTGCTTTTTTATGGTCTTTGGAATATTTATTTTTAGAAAAAAATGTCCAGAATTCAAAAAACATAATTTAATCAAAGGAACAATATTTGCAATTAGTGGAATTGGATGTTTTCATATTACATATTATACGGATACTATCCCATATTGGATAACTCACACATTGTGGCATATTTTTATTATGACATCTGCATTCTATTTTTTACGAGTTCATGTTGTAACAGAAATAAAAGAAATTGGGAATAACGCACTTAGGCGCGTATCAAGTATTGAAAATTTTATTAGAAGTAGAATGACAAATAATATGGAAATGCATAATCTACAAGAATTATAGGAATTATAATATTTTTTTTACATCGATCCACTCATCATCAGTGTTATCTATTGACTTCATTTCGACAACAATATCAACTGGAGACCATTTTGTCTTATCAAAATTTTGAAAACTACCATAATTTGTAACTATTTTTTTTGGCTCTTTTTGAACAAATATTCGTTTCTTTTTATTATTATAATTATAATTTTCAATAATTTTTTTACGTAGATTTGAATAATATTCTGAATTGAATGTTCGATAAGTAACTAAATGTAATGGTCTTATATAGATTTTACCAACGTTCATTTTTATATTATATATATTATTATATAATACAATAATCTTTTAAGTTATTATATTATTTTCTAAAATTTATTATCAACAAGCCATCTTCCAAAATCTCTATCGCTAGGATAATGAACGCCTCCAATAACGCGAATATTCGCACATCTCTCCGCAATAGCCTCCCATTCTTTTTTCTTTTCAGGCACCCATTGGGACAACATTTTTGCGGCATAATAAGCCTGAATTGCATGTCCAGATGGATAAGACGGCGTATTTGCAGTTGTAGAATACAATGCATCTATTATTACTGGAGCCACTTGTACAGGGCGCGCCCTATTGTAAAGTTTTTTGTAAAACATTATTTTCACAATTATTTTCCGAGATATAACCTCTTTTTTCAATCGATTGAATTGTTCTTTCGAGATTTTACTCCTGAAGGCTTCCAATGGACTAGGATCAGTCAATTTGAAAAATTGGATGTCCTCTTGAGTCCTCTTCTGTATATAATCGCGGACTATTATCCCAATTTCGCGCCCATTATTGGGATAATGGTTCGTGATTGTAGGATACCAAATATAATATCGAACTGGTTGAAAAGATAATAAAATAAAATAAAGAAGGGCGACAAATGCGAAAAAATTGATTATCTTTTTATACATTCGTTCTACTAATCTATTATAAGAAATTATTATTCATGTACGTATAAGGTCCCCATTGTTTTACCTCAACTTCATCCTTTTCGGGCTCCACTTTAAAATCCGTGTCTTTCCGCTTCCCCTTAATTTCCCAATAAAAGGGAATCCTAGAATTATACCGAGCATCAGTGTAGACCCGAATAATATTCTCGCGCTCCAATATTTCACCACCTAAGTGCGCAAATGGGCGCCCAATTGGCGTCAATAGAATCGTAGATGACCCAGGCTCCACAATATGACAATAATAATCTGGCAATTTAATATCTACAAATTCACGGGCAGTCTGAATATCAGCCCGCCCACGGTAATAAACGTCCGCTGTTGCCCCCTCTAAGCAGGCATGCACCAAATATTTGCTGGGATAGACCGGGTGCTGGATCGTGAAATTTTTGACTTGAACCTTCTTCCTTGTCAGCATATTACCATCATTGAAGGGCACCGCCTGCAATTGATCACCTTCCCATGCAAAAGCCACCTGATTCCCGATGCTATTTCCAACGCACCCAGTTTTCAGAATCGCTGCATTATTGCCCAGTTTATTATTGTATGTCGCAAAAGGCTTGCCATCCCCCGCCATTATTTCTCCTGCAGAATAAATTGAGCCATCTTGAACTTGAACAACAAAATCATCACTTCCCATCTTTCGGTTGATGTTTTTATCCTCTGCATTCTCATCGCGCCCCAAATAGAGGACTCCCTCTTCGTCTCCAATAGTTAATTTTATATTTTTCCCCATTTCTATCATTGATCGCCCTTCACCATTTTCTCCAGTAATCCGCGCATTTTTTATTCCTTTGCCGATCATCCGAAGCATTTCAGTAGTTCGATCATTTCCCTCTATGCAAAGTCCAATTCCTCCAGTGCTTCCAGCTGCTCCTCCATCTATAATATCATTCATTTTCACATGAAGCCCTGATTTGGGAGAGATTGTTCCAATTCCCAACTTTCCACTGGTGATAAAATTATTTCCTTTTATACCTAGCTGATTTACAACAATTTTTGTCTGATTTTCTGTAGGTGGCAGTGAACTGGTCGGCTGCCAATCAATTTTACTGAAATTCTTTGGAATAATAACGTCTAATAGCATGGATTCTAAATGAGTCATCCGGACTTTTGCGTACGTAGCACCTATGCGCCGATATACAACATACCCCTGGCACGCCACCTCCAAATCCCAGTCCAGATTGGCAAAAATACTTTTTGCATCATCGCAAATTGCATACTCATCACTTGTTCTGTAATGCGATTCTTTCCCATCAGTATTCAGACTACAAATATAATATTGAACTACCATATTTTTCTCTTTCTCAAAAAAATCATCACTGTATTGGATAGTCACTTCAAAACGCTTAGGTGGGTAAACCTGAAATACCCCAGCGAATGTTTCCGCTTGACACTCTACAACTGTGGAGGAGATTTTGCCACCACTTCCTCTATCTCCGCTACCACCATGGTTCGCTAATTGTAATTCACCATTTTTCCCAAATTTAAATTGCTTCTTATTCACCCGCAGCCCTAATTTTACATGATCACCTAATTGAATAGATTGTTGTTCAATATCAATACCACCTTCTGGCAAAATATGAATCCCCCGATTCTCCAAATAATGATTGCCGATTTTTCCCGGTTGAATGCTCAATTTATCATCTTCTATTTTGAGAACCTTGTCATCGATACTCAAAGAAAAATTATTCCCAATTCTCTTTATTCCATGGATCCCCCCACAATTCTCCATTTTTGAAAAAATGTGGAAATTCACTGGTGATTCCCCCCAAATAAAATCATCAGTAAATTCAAAAACGAATCCAGTATTCCCAAATTTCTTCCCATTTCGCACAAATGTATAATAGCCTTTTAATTCATCTGAGCTCTTTTTATCACAAAAATCTCCTGTTCTTTGTAGAATAATCTTCTTTGTTTCTATCCCATCACTTATAACTTGATACACGCCATTTTGCCATTTATTAGCCTGGTTAATCAATAGGATCCGCTCATTTACCTGTAATTTATAATCATCAAAAATATGAATCATTGTGTTTGACTTAAGGCTATCACTGATTCGCAAATGTAAATTCCTAGTTGTTTTGTCATAATCTGCGTCAAAAGATTCTGTCGCAATACAGGAAACTGATTTCGCAATTTTCAATCCAGATAAATATCGATCTACATAGCGTTTATTAGCTGCATCCATGTCATGGATTGGATCGCCCACATCTAATATTCGATGAAATGTCATTCCCATATCATTGCCAAAATTTTTATTCCATAGTTCTTGTCGGTCTTTTGTACTAACTAATTCACCTTCTAAGGGAGCCCTTTTCCCACATAAAAATTCAGCATTTAAATTGGGAATAACTGCAGATAGTCCATTTCCCATTAGGGTAATTTCATTTACCTTCAGATTTTGAATAAATACTTCTCCATTCAAGTTAATATCGGCATTTCTTTCCATTGTTTTATAAAAAATATCACCAAATGCATTGATTTTGAGAAAATCTTCATCTTTCGCTGTTTTCAGCCCTAAAATCGTATTATAAATAATAACGTCATAGTGCTTATTGGGCTCCATATGGGTGCTCATTTGGTACAAAGATGCTACACGGATTTTGTCTCTAATTATTTCCAGTACTTGATAATATATTCCATCAATTCCGAGAATATCTTGACAATTCACAAAATCGGAAATACTCCCTTTTTCCATTTCAAAATACATGATTCCATCGCCCACATAAGGGACATTCTGGATAGTAAAATGAGGTAGCCCTTTTATTGTAACTCCATCCAGATGTTGATTTGCATGAAAGCCAATTTTCCCCATTTTATCAATACAAAAGTCATGGTTCACGCCAAAATCGAGGGCATCAGGATAAATGATTTTTCCCGCCAAATAAATATGATTTACAAAATGATTCACACTTCCAATATTTATTTTACCGTTCTCTGTGGGAATAAGATGATTGGAATAATATACTGGACCCTTTAATTGAAGTCCCAATTTGGGATCCCACTTCACGGATTCCTCCAATTTACCTAATTTGGACTCATTCTCTTCTACTTTTTTTCCATAATTTCTTAAATATTGTAATGTATCGCGTTCAGTCATTGTTCTCTGATTGGAACTATTTATTGAATTATTTTTAAATAATAATAAAAAATGATAAATATTTTCGCCCTCTTTTCCTATTCCAACAATAACAATGGAAAAAACACGATCCCTTTTGGTCCGACAGTTCAACTACGAGCTGGAGCGAATCCAGGACGAAGAAACCGACAATCTCAATATTTCCCAGGCGTTCGATGGAATCGGAAAATTCGGAGAAATCCTAACAACCGCCATTTTCGCCGGGAGCATCGGAAGTGCCAGCAAAGGCGGCTGCGCATTTGACAACCATTGCCTTCTTACTAACAAAAAAAGAGAGGTTAAAACATGCTGCATTATCCAGCCCAAAATCTGCAATTCATGTACACAAATCAACAAAGATAATGAGCAACCGTCTTCTGCTGCCGGAATTGTCAGCAGTATTCTTGCCGAAATAATAGAAAAAATTGCCGCACCATTGCTAGTGGATCCACCAGCACATCCCTCTCCTAATCAAACAAAGGTCCCTTTTTTTCAAAAGAGGTGCCTTTTCTGTGGGGAAACCGTGAATTTTAGTTATCCGAAGGATTCACGCTTCAGTATTGATTGCAAAGCACACTTCATGTACGAATCCCAAATAGCGGAATATGTATTCCATTTGATTGATTACAAAGATGACAAGATCATTTTTGAAACTTTTGTTATTCAATCGGCGAACCGGTATTTCCGCCAGATGCTGAAGAATCAGCTGGAAAAAGGGGCTTCTGCACACTGTAATTTTCTGCCCAGGAGCCATGACTTTTATTCCAGCGCCCCAATTAAAATACTAGAAATTGTCTATACCAGGGACAAACAGGTCGCATCTTTTTTATTCAACCCAGAAAACCGCGAAATTTGTGAATATCCAGTGGAATTATTATCCAAGGATCTCAAGAAGACTCTGAAATTGGATCCACAGAAGACGCATATTTCTTATGAGGAATTGGAAGACAAATTGGAGCCCAAAAAGAAGAATTTTGGCAAGATAAGGGGCGCTGTAACTAGAAAATAGATAGCCATTTCAAAAAATTATTATAAAAATTTAAAAAAAATATTTTTCATAATTACTATGAAATTTAGTCCAAAAAATACCTACATTTTTTCCAGCTTTAAAAGCTTTATGACTATTTCCATCAGTATATAAAAAATTATATATTTGATCAATTGATATTTGACCTTTTGAAATTGCTTCATATAAGTTATATTCCCATGTCTTATAAGCAGGATTACTATTAATATTTGAATTTAGCATTTCCAAAGTTACATTCATTAGTCTCGCAACATCTTCATCAGACATTTGTGAGTTTTGTTTTACAAGTCTAAATCTTTGCATATCATTTGCTGTATATTGATATACATTATTATCTTCTTTATAAATTAATTGATAAGGTACAACTACACTACCTTGATTTACTAAATAACATTTTGAACAACTTTTTGAAAATTTTACACGTCTAAATGTATTAAAAAAAGTATCTTGTGTTCCATCAATAAACTGTAATAGTTCACTTCCTTGTTTATTAATGGCTCTAGACATATTTTGTCTATTATTTTGTGTAAATGGTATCAATAAAAATTCAATTGCCCCCCCCCTCATAATCGTTTTTTTAGTATATTTCCTTTTTCCAGAATTAACCATAATATATTTATAATACATAAAATTATTATTCTTAAAGATACATATTTTTATCTTTTTCTCT